CCACCTGATCCACCGCCACCGCCTCCACCGCCAGCACCAGCGATGAGAACTCCATCTAAGAATAAACCAGTGGATCCACCACCACCACCAGCGGTACCACCATTACCCCATGCACCACGAGCACCTTGTCCACCTATAGTTCCTCCAGCACCTGAACCACCTGATGAAGGACCTGCTTCAGATCCAGTTCCAGTGTTACCATCTTTATTATTAAATCCATCACCACCACCAGTACCTAGTTCCCAGTTAAGAGTTCCACCCTGAAGTTCTAATGTACCTTCAAGTAATGCACCTCTACCACCATATCCACCAACAGCACCAGACTTACCTGATGTTGAAGTTGGCCAACCTGGCCATGATCCACTACATCCAGAGTTAGCGTTAGGGTTACCAGGACCTCCACCAGCACCTGCTACTTTTATAGTAAGAGCTCTAGCAATTTCACCTGCGACTGGAGCAGGAATATTAAACGAACCATTATTAGTATATTGTTGGTTTGGGTTGTTAGTTGTTGATTCAAAACTTGTCGATAAACCATTACCACCTTTGTTACCTAATGGAGGATTAGATGAAGCACCACCACCAAGTGTGACTGCTGTAGCAGATCCAGCACCACCACCGTCAGTACCATTAATTCCATCAACAACAGATATATTGAACCTGTTATCATTTGCTAATGCAGCAGGAATTGATAATGTTCCACCTTGTCCTCCTGCACCACCAGTATTTCCTGAATTACCACCTTTACCACCATTTGCTGAGATAGTATATAATGTGCCATCAACGTCTAGAGTGACCTGTGCATTTAAACCATCAGTTCCATCATTATCACTATCAGCACCTCCACCACCACCTGCAGTCATGATGATTTCAATTCCAATAACTTCACCTAAATTTGGATCAGGTGTTGTAATAACTGCACTACCCTGTCCTGTAATAGTTTCTTCTTTTAGTGTAATAGCATTGCCAGGAATCTCAAATTCTGCTTGTTTACCACCAACTAATGTATTACCATCAACAACATATGCTTTTGGTGGTTGAGTAATCTCTTGCTCTACGAAATATCCTGCTGATAGTTTTACGTTTGCACCAGCTCCAAGAACTCCTGTACTAACATTTGGAACTTCACCTGTTCTTGGTAACACACTAAAACTTTCTGCAGATAGTCCATCAGGTATTACAGTGAAAGCACCACTATATTCTACAGGAGTAACACCACTGATACTAACATTATCACCATTGTTAAAACCATGATTACCATTAGTATTGACAGTAATAAATCCAGTGTTGGAATCATATGTTACTGATATTAGTGGTGTTGATGCAGCTTCTGATACTGAATAATTATATGATCCATCTTTATCACCAATGCCAGGTACGTTTCCATATGTTGCCATAGAAGCACTTTGTAATGCTGTACCAAGAACACCATGAGAGTGACCTAGTGCAGATCCTGCAGCACCTTCTGGTTCAAACTGATTGATGTTTGCTCTACTATCAATATAATTTACAGCATACTTATCTACCTCTGAAGGTCCTAGTTCTGCTGTTTTTGTTTGATCAACTTCTACTGATAGAATTCTATGGTTGTGTGCAGGAGGAAATGAGAATACATGATCATCAATAGGACCTACTTTATACTCTACACTTCCAATAACATATGCACTAATGTCAGCAATGATATCAGTATATCCTGTGGTTTTTACATCACCAACAGTGAAGAATGAACCACTATCAATCAGTGTGTTCTTAGCAATATACCACTGTCCTCCAGTCTGTCCTACAAAGTTATTGATAGCATTCTCTGGTGTTGCTGTTCCAGCACCATTTACATTACCAAATCCTAGAATCTTTCTCTGTCTGTAATCTGGTAAATTAAATGTTCCAATATTATATGGATAGTCTTTAGTTGTGAATGATTTTTGTACAACTAGATTTGGATGAGGAGCTCCTCCACCAGCAAATGTTAATGTGTAAGGACCTGTAGGAAATGTTGATACATCAACACTATCAGGAAATACTAATTCATATGCAAATTCTCCTGTCTGTGCAAATGAACTTACATCTTCAGTTGGTTGAATCAAACTGTAGAATGTAACTGTGTTAAACAGAACAGGATTATTTACAGGATCATTAGTTGTAGGAAAACCTCCTAGGTCTTCAAATCTCATGGCAGCATTATAAGGATAAGGCATCTGTACATTTACCTTATCATTAGTGGCATCCTTATAAAACTGGAAGAATACTTTATTGTTGATAATATATGATCTTCTTAATCCACCAGGATTCGCAGCATCAATACGTGTTACACCAGTTGCACCACCATATTTGTTTCTAATAATAGAATATAATTCTGGATAGTCTCTAATTAATAATTCTCTTCCATCACAATACAAGTGCTTGCGATAAGTATAATTTGGATCTTCACCATTAGTCTGTTGATCAGTACCAACAAAGACAGGAAGAATTGTACCGACAGGAGTGTGCATTCCATTCTTGTCGGAAAAATAATTAGCGTATTGATTCCTGTATGTTGCCATCTTAATACTTAATCAGAAACTCTTGAACTAAAAATGGTTGAATAAATTCGTCTGCTTTATTCTCCTCGTTGACATCAATCTTGATAGTAGATGTGATCTCACCAGCAGGAATATTTACAGCATTGGTTTTTACTTGATATGTATGATCAGACTGTTCAAATGGAACAAAATGTCTATGATTACATTCATCACCAAACTCCTCTACATCATTAACAACGTTGTTGAGTGCTCCATAAGTAAGATCATTTGGTTGTGAGTCAAAAGGAACTTGTGTTGCCTGTGTAGTTGTAGCTGGTGTATAGTTAGCATCTATCTTTCTCAATCCAGTCTTATCATTACAAATGATAGCACCAATAAAACATGGTGCTTCAACCTTACATCCCATAGTACCAGTGTAGTTGATATTACCACACTGTCCGCTTTCAGATTCCCAAACAGCGAAACCACCTTGTGATCCACCAGTAGCACAACCAAATGTACCTTGATCAGGAATATTGCCAGGAATTAGACATTTATATTGAGCATCAAACGTACAACCTGACCAACATGCACCATAGTAAATTCTAGTGTTACCACCAAAAATACATCCCGCAGGACCATTAACCCTTTGTGTATTGGATGCTGTTTGACGAGACGCTGTTGCTTGACATAATGGTTGTGCAGTGTTGTTTGCCCATGGCATGATACACAAGGTAGATTTGTTTGTATATGAGTTTCTACCAAACAAAGCAAATTCATTATTATTACTAGCAGCAGTTCTTGATCTCTTACCATCATGGAAGTGACCATGTGGTTGAAATGCTGTGTGTAATACCTCAGCTGTCTCTGTATAGTTACCTGTAGATCTAGTAAATCCTGGTTGACCAGTAATTTCTAAAGTTTGTGTTGGGATAAAAAAGTTTCCTTGATACTGAACTTCAAACGTTGTACCAATATTAGTATTAACTTCTAATCCTACACCAGATTTTGTTATCTCTTGTCCTGCGTCATTATTCAAATAAGTGTCAACATAGTCTCCTAAGTTTGCAGAGTTTGATGCTCTAATACTCTTGGCACCTAAATCAGGAACTTGAAATTGATTGTCAAGTAAGTTTGTATCTGGTTTCTTATATCTACAAGCAACTCCAACTCCTAATACTTCTGCTAATTGAGGAAAAATCTCTGCCTGATATATGGATCCATCACATCTTAAATATCCTGCTGGTAACTTTCCTAGAGTGATAGGATCCTCTGGATCAGCAGATCCTAATTGATCAGACCAATTAATAATAGATCCAGTCAATGTCCCTAACTTTGCTTTCTCTCTGTTGTAAAATACTGCCATATTAATATGCTCTGATAATATACAGTACAGTTAAAGATGGCGTGTTAGGATTAATCTGTACGCTCAATCCTCTGTCAACATTGATAGGTTCAACGTTTCCAGTCGTCATATTATTTATTAGGATAGTGCCAGGTAAATCCATCTGTCCTTGAGTCATTGTTAAATCAATTGTGAAATGATTATGTGATCCAAGAGAACTAGATGCAAATGCATCAGCACCATGATTCAAAGTAACTGGATATGGAGCATCCCTACCAGCTGCTGTAGCAGGTGCACCATAGTAATCCTCTTCTGCTGTAGTGATGTTGTCATAAAGACCTTCACCTCTTCTAAATCCTGGTATGTCTGTAGATGTATAATAGTTTCTTTGTCCTAAGTAAATGCCTGGTGGAGGAAATGGTGATGTAACTGCTGGTTCTTGTACAGCAGCATCATTGACAATACAACTATTGTCATCTTGATATTCAAGTGTATTACCATATTGTGCTACAGTTCTATTCACATTTGGAACAGCAGGAATAACATCAGATTCTTCAGAGAAATTTCTAAAGTTATTAACTGATGGAAGACTATTTACTGTTTGATCATATTTTGTATGTGTAATTGTACCAGGATTAAATCTATCTGCCTGTGCTTCGGAAGGGTTCATACCAATATCACTACCAGTAACAAATTCACTGTCCTGTATATCAAATAAACCTGCCTCATATAATCCAAGATAACCACCACCTAGTTCAACAGAAGGATAGAAACCACCTGGCGGTCTGGAGTGAGTGTGAGATGCGATGTGCTCAGTTCCTAGTTTTCTAGGTATAGTTCTGATAGTATCAAAGTATGCTGGCTCTTCAAAATCAATACCCTTAATTTTTCCTGCTAATTCACTACTTACATCAACACTAAAATTAATATCAATGTAAGATAATACGTTAGTCAATGGTTGTTCACCCTCAACTCCGTTTGTTGAGATATATTGTCCGATTATGAATTGAGTTGCTGGTTCAATTAAACTTCCTTCCAAGTCAATCAAAGATACTTCACTAAGTCTAGGTAGATTAAAAACATCATCTTCATTGTAATTTGGATATGAATTAGATATACCCACAAATGGTTGACCTGGTTCTGCTACAGGACCATAAAGATTACCAATTACCTGTGCTAGTAACGGGTAATCTTTTGCCCTCAGTTGTTGTCCCCGTAGAACAACCCAACCCTTAGGAATTGCATCAGATGATAAATCTGATGTACTGGAACTTCCAGTCCAAGGCATAATTGTCCCAATAGGACTTGCCTTCTGAGCTTTAATCCTGTTGTAATTTGCCATTTTTTATTAGACCTCCATTAGCCACCAACCTTGTACGCTGGTTGGAATACCGATTTGATCATTACTATCAGTAGAACCAAGATAGATTAGAGCAAACGCTGCGTTTGCTGTTTGTACAACCAGTTCACCAGATGGATATGGAGTTAATCTATCTCCAAATAGTGTACCAGTTGAATCTCCTTGAATTGGAGTTCCACTTGTTTCAGGTGTTCTGACCACAAGTGTGGTATCATACTTAAGATTACCACCAACATCAATTAATCTGACAACATCACCAGTCTGTGCTGTGGCTGGTACTTCAACAATCAATGTTTGTGTATTTTGAACATTGACCATGTACACGATATTAGGTATAAGTTGTAGATCTGCTTCAGGTGATGCAGCAGAAATGTATCTTGTATGCTTCGCACCATTGCTAGTGTAGAAGTTAGAAACACCAAATGCATCAATCGAACGATCTTGCTTGATATCAAATACCTGACCACCATTAACTCCAAGATTTTGTACAGAAAGTACAGAATCCTCAGTAGGAGTTGAAGAAGCAACACCTGTAATAGTTAGGGAGGTTTTGATTGTACCTTGTCCAAGGTTATCAATAGAGAACGATGGAGTATCGTTAAGTTGAGTGATAACGTCTTCTGGAGAAGATGATGGATATAAGAAGAAGTCACCTCTTGCGATTACACCAGCATCCCAGTTAAGTAGACCTTGGTGATCAGCGTGTCCGTCATCGTTAACAAATTGGAATAGTTTAGTCTGTTTGACACTATCGTAGATAACGAAGTTACCACCACCAAGTGTTAGGTCGTCAGTAACTTGTAAACTACCTTGTCTGTAAGACTTAGCACCATCACCAAGTTGCTCATCCATAATGCTGGAATGAACCTTGCCGTATAGTCTGCCATTTACAAGAGTTAGAATTTCCTCGTTGTTGGTCTTATTACTAAATCTCAACCACTGCTTGTAATCAAGCTTCTGTTGTGAGATATATCCTTTGTCAAGGATAACAGAGAGATAACTGAGAGGAGAACCACTGACCTGTCTCTGTCTAACTTGAGCATCGAGAACATTAGCCCAATCTTGGTGCTTAATGATTCTTCTTACATCATCACCAACTTGATGACTCATTACAACTGTGCCATCTTGAGCACGTTTTGCAATTAGAGTAGGAGTACCACCAGTGATAACACCTTCAATTTCAAGGAATTCAAGTTGTCCAGCACCAGTGAAGGAAGCAGTAGGTCCTACAGCAATTAGATCACCAACCTTAAATGCACCAGAACCTTCACCAAGATTTTGTACAGGAATCTGTAGTACTGTTGGATCATTTCCAGTCGCAGTCGCTGCAGCAATACTTGTAGCAGGACCATTTGACTGAATAATTTGTGGATCAACGTAGTAACCATAAGCAACTACATTATCTGCATTTAATGGAGTAACTAGATCAGTAAATCCGCTATAACTTCCATTAGTAGACCATGCTAGTTGAAGATCAAATCTACCAGCATATGTTCCAATCTCAGTAGATCCAGAACATGTGTTAACATCAAATGTAGTGTTGCCTACACCATCAGTCAATGTGAGACGTTCGTCTCTTTCAATCTGAAGTGTTACGTTAGTTGCACTAGATCCACCAACGAATTCCTGATTGAGGTAGATAACACCACCAAATACAAAGTCAACGTAAGTATCTTGTAAAGTCTTAACTGGGCAAGCATCTGTTAGAATCTTAACAGAGTCGCCTGGTTTGATATCTGCAAGTGTCCTACCAGCAGAAATAACACTAACGTTACCAATAACTCTAGATTGAGATTCAATGTCTGCTGTAATTTGAACAGCATTTGCAGTTCCACATCCACCTTTCAGTGTAAGAGAGTTATTAACAACAGTGTTACCAAGGATAGTTGTGTCACCAGTTACGGAGTTAACAACAAATACATCACCTGCAGCACCTGCAGAACAGTCACTAGAGATAGTAAACTTCTGTTGCTCAGCTTCTAGAGCAGTAACAACCTTGATATATTCAGGAACTTTTGGTGAATCGTCTCTGTCAACGATGATATAATCATTGTTTGTTAGGTTACCACCAAACTCAGAGAGATATACATTGTCATTAGTACCAGTATTGTCTAGACCTTGCTCAGTCCATGTAGCATCAAACTGTACGTTGACCTTGTAGATAGGTGTTGTATCAGCATGATTTTCTTTAGTTAAACCAAATGCACCGAATGGACGACGCTTGACCTTGATGTAATAAGGAGCAGCGTTGATTCTAGTTAGTTCTACGATTTGTAAGATCTCTGGATGCTGTGTTGCAGTAGAGTTAATTCCAAGAGGAGCAGTATCAACAATAATATAATCGTTGGTAGCAAAGTATGGATCACCATTAGCTTTGACTGGTTCAAATTTAAGTGGTAAGTAGAACTCATCACCAGTTAGAGTAGTTAGACTGGTTGGTTCA